CTTGGCGGTTTTATCAATAAAGCGTCAGATGCACGTAACGCTATCGTGGAAGCTGCAATGGGTAATCCATACAGTGATCTTGCTAAAAATATTCAGAAAGTAACAGATGCCACAAGTGATTACAAAGACATTGTTGACTCTGTTATCCGAGGTAACTATGGTAATGGACAGCCACGATTTGATAAGCTTGCGTCTGAGGGATATGATTGGGCAAGAGTACAGAATTTAGTTAATGAGCGACTTGGATGTTCTTTTCGGTATACTGAAGAACTTACCACTTCTCAGGAGGATCTTAATAAAGAGCAGGAGAAGACCATTGAGTCAATTCTCAAAATGTCAGATGCTGAGCTGAAAAAGAATGGTCTTACTAAAGAGGATGTGAAAGCCCTCAAAGAATTACAAAAACAGTCTGAGAAAACGGGAATACCAATCACTGATCTTATTAATAATATCGATCAGCTGAGTGGAAAAGAGTTACTTCATGGATCAGTGGCCAATATGGGCAACGCATTAATCAATCTTTTTACTGAGATACATAATGCTTGGCAGGAAGTGTTTGATCCGATTTCTGCAATGACATTGTATAACATCATCGCAAACATGCATCGAATCACTTCGAAATTTTTGAAATTCACAGAAGATAACGGGGACAAGCTTACGAGGACGTTGGCCGGTCTTTTTGCTTTATTGGATATCATTCGCCAATGCCTTGGAGGGTCTTTGAAATTTTCAATCAAAGCCATCAATGCAGTTCTTAGTGTATTTGGTATGAATACCCTGGATCTCACAGCAGATCTTGGCGACTTACTGGTGAAATTTGATAAATGGCTGAAGAAAACAGATCCATTTACGCAAGGGTTTACAAAGGTCGGAGAAGGAATTAAATTCATCATCGAACAGTTTCAGAAACTCAAGGAATATCTTGATACGATTCCAGAATTTCAGGCATTCACTGCGGAGCTGGATAGTTTTAAGGAATCCTTGAAAGGATTATCGTTTGAAGATGTATTGAAGCGTTTTGAAAAGTTTGTAGCATATATTGAAACCAAACTTCCGAAAGGAATGAAAAACGTCGGTAAAAATGTTATTTCCGGATTCAAAAACGGATTGTCTTCAGGTAAAACAGAGATTCCGAAAATACTATCCAATATTGGTATCCGACTTCTCAAAGCAATTAAGAAAGTGCTTGGCATTCACTCTCCTTCGAAAGAAATGGAGAAAGTTGGTGAGTACACTCTTTCCGGTCTTTGGAACGGTCTTACATCTGGAAAAGATAAGATTGTTGATTTCTTTAAGAATCTTGGATCTGACATGCTTGATAAGTTGCAAGGGGTTAACTGGAGCAGTGTCATAGCCAGTGGTATTGGTGTAGGCGTTGTTTTGGGTCTTAAACGGTTATCTGATATCGTGGATAAAGCTCTTAGTCCAGCTGAAGGAGTTGGAAAGGTTCTTTC